CGCTAACTCTAAGAAGAGTTTAGGGTTGTTACGAGCAAATACTAATAAATCTCTTTTAAGTTCCTTAGAACTCAAGTCTGACACACTAGAACCTTTTTCTACTCGCATGATAGCTTCTGCCATATCTATGTCTATATTTCTAGCTGCAATAAGTGCATCAACCTGCATATCTAGAACTTCAATTTCATCAGCCGCATTAACTTCGGGCTTATATTCTTCGTATGATTTGTTTCTGTCTGGGTGATACAAAGATAATAATTTTTGTAAAACCGTTTTATCTTTTTCTACGTACAAAACTCCAGCTCTAAATATAATATGCTCTAACCTTTGATCACCTTTCATTTCATCTACAAATGATGTTTTTTGGTTTTGACAGTATTTAAGTTCTCTTTCGTATCCTAAAGCTTCATCAAAAAAGTAAATACCAGCAGCTTTAATTGATTTAGACAAAGGTTTTCTACCGTTTTTTAAGTAATAAACTCTATCTTTAATTTCCCACTCATTTGCGGGCTTTAATCTTTCTCTTGCTTTTGGTTCTTCAGTTACTGTATCTTCAAAAAATTCTGTAACTACTTCTTCCATTGTTTCAATATGCTCATCTCCAGGGTCTGCCTGTGGTGAGACTTTTGTTTTAGCTTTTTTAGCCATAATATAATATAATATAAATTAATAAAAAGAAAGGGGTTGGGGAATTACCCCCAACCTCTTAATATAATGCTTATTTCATTAACATGAAATTGTTAGCACCTTGAGTAATTAAACATCTTTCAGAAAGCATGTGGATTTGCATTGCATCTAAAGCAGATGTAGCAGCTCCAACAGAACCAGTAGTCCATGTTTTCATTCTTCTGTCATCAGTAGCAGAAGCTCTGTAACGAACGTGTAAGAAAGGACGTTTAAGGTTCTTTCCTAATTGTTGGTCATAAACAGTAGAAGTTCCAGCTGGGATAATCACCCCTCTAATAGCAGCAGATCCAGCAGCAGCATTAATACCACCTCTTGTTGCTTTGTCATTCAAGTATCTGAAGTCAGACTTGTAAAAGTCATAAGAACCTCTTCTGAAACCAGAGAAACCTAAGTTTAATGCCATATCTTCAGAGTTGTTAAATACTCCGTAAGAAGTACCACCAGCTCCATAAGAATTCATTGCAGCTAACATATCATCCATAGCAAGAGCAGTTGCTCTATTTACAAACATCATGTTTTCTTCAATTGCACCTTGAGAATCAAACTCAGCTAATATAGCGTCAAATTCAGCTAAATCAGTAGCAGCATTAACTCCGTTAACACCAGAAGTAACATTACCTCTATCTTCAATAGCAGCAAATAAACCTTCAGTACCAACACCTGCATCAGCAGCAGCACCTAAAGTAGTATCAACTACAGTAGAATTAGAACCTCTAACAGACTCAATCATTGCCATCTCTAAGTAATCAGTAAACCTAGCTCTTGTATCAGCTTCAGCTTTTAAGTACCATAAGTAACCTGACTGACCCATTTCACCTGAAACTTCTACCCAACCAATTCTAGATGTATCAGAACCTGATACTTCGTAGTAATCTTTCATAATAATTGGCTTGTTAGAAAAAGATCTAAAAACTGGCTCGTTAGCAGTACGTGAATCAGCACCTTGAGCACCATCTTCAGTTCTGTAAGATTGACCTTTTGCATATTCAGATCCAATAACTAATAAAGTTGTTGCTGAAGCTACCGTTGATAAACCAGTTAAATCAGCAGAACCATAAGGCTCAACCTGAATAACACTTGAGTCAGCATCTACAACTAAAGCTCTAATAGTAGTATTGCTACTTGATAAAAGAACTATATCACTAGTTCTAACACCGTGAGTTGCAACATTAAAACCATTTCCTGTGTTTCCATCAATGTCACTAACAACTGTGAAAGTACCATTTGTAGAACCAGCTACGATAGCCGTACCTTTTAATGCGATATGTAAACGACCTTGCTCAGACCAAACAACTTGGTCAGAAGACATCGCTTCTTCAGCTCCTACTTGTGAAAGAAATCCTGAAACTGTTCTGTTACCGAACACTTCAGCTTCTTTTTCCATAAGATCTGGTAAATATTGTTGAGCCCACGTTGTGTCTGTAGTGCCCGTAAAATCTAAGTAATTTGTAGCTAGTGCAACCTGTTGTGGCGTAGGTACACTATTCAAATTAGCTCCTCCTGTAATACTCATAATTTTGTTTTTTTAAATTTATTATTTATTTATTTTTAATTTTAAACTTAAAATCAGATGAATTATCGCCTAGCACTTTTACTTTAATTCCCCCAGCTTCAATAACACCGTGTTGTTGTCGTGGGTTCATATCAACATTTTTAGATTTAGCAACACTGGTTTTAACAGCATCAGCTTTACCTTGTTCGTAAAAATGATTAGCAATAGCATCAGCGTTCATAGCTGTAAATAAAGATTTGTGATAACCTTTTGCATCCGACATTTCATTATTTTTGTTCAAAAACTTTTTGACAAAATTATTGATGTCACTTTGAGCATCTTTCACTTCATTAGCATTTTTAACATTAAACCTATACTTTTTCTCTCCAACATTATATTCAAAACCTTTGAACTTGTCGTTAAAAACTTCTTTAGTTTTATCCGTAAAAGTATTTGTTTGTTTTTCTGCTATCTTATTATTCTGTTCCGACTCTTTGTTATATCTATTAAAGAAATCCATAGCTTTTTTAGCTTCAGGTGTTAACCTTGACCCAGCTTTAATTTCGTCATAGTATTTAGACTTTTGCCCGTCTAAGTGGCTTTTAGCGTTGGCAACTTGCTCTTTTATCGCTATTTTTTTTCTTTTTATATCTCTTTCATCATCTATCTCTTCATCATATGAAAATTCTTCTTCGATTATGAAATCAATTTCATCACTGTTTAAATGTGACTTAGTATTTTTATAGTACTCCCTTAGTAAAGCTTTGTCGTCGTAATTAGAAAAGTCTTGATTAAGTTTAACGTAATCCTCTAAGGTACCACCAGTTTCTTCCATAAAATCTACAACTTTTTGTAAGTTTTCAGGTAAAGGTTTTCCTTCTGTTTGTTTTTCTATACTAGCATCAATAATTTCTTCAGCTAACTCTTCAGCTTCATCTTTAACTTCTTCGTCAGTTATTTCTTCTAGTGCTGGAGCTTCTTCTTGTGCTTGTTCTTCCGGTTGTACTTCTTCTTGTTTTTCTGTGGTGTCGGCATTATCATCGACTGGATCCACTCCCTTGTCGTCAAGGTTATCTTCTTTAGTTTCATTTTCTTTTTTTGGTGTTGGTGGTTTATTAAAATCTACTTTAGCAACCGTATCATCTCCTGCGCTGTCAAATACTGTTTCTTTAGTTTCTTGTGTAGTTTCTTCAACTACTTCGTTTTGCTCTTCCATAATATAATATAATAATAGTTAATAATAGTTATCTAGGATCAAATCCACCTAAATTAAAATCTCCTCCTAAGGTATCATTACCTGCAGACTCAAAGTTTTTAGGTCCTTTTTCACTTTTTCTTTGTTCAATCATTTCGCTTTGCTGAGTTGCTTGAATTTTTGTTCTTTCGTCTTTACGATCTTCTTTTTCTTTTTCTTTGCTTTGTACAACTTCCATCTCCATTTGCTTTAACTGCATGTTAAGGTCAAACTCCATTTGCATTAACTCTTTTTTATAAGCAACTTCTTGTTGCATTTTTTGAGAATCCATCTGTGCTTTAGTTTGCATTAACGTAGTTTCTATTTGAGCTTTAGCTTGGTCTTTTTGCATTTCAGACTGAGCAGCGGCCGCAGCTGATTGTTGGTTTGCTTGTGACTGAGCCTGAATGTTTTGTTGCTGCATGGCTTGATCTTTTTCTAGCTTTTTTTGTCTACGTATTTTTAATAGTTGATTTGCTAGTTTAATGTTTTTAATTTCTCTAAGATCAATAGCATCAGAAAGTTCTATCATCTGCTGCTGTAAAGCCATTTGTATATTGTTTTCTAAAATTTGTTTTTCTTCTTCGTCAGGCATTAGCTCTATAAATATACCAAAGTCATATAGATGTAAGTTTTTCATTTCTTCTAGTGTAGCTACATTGTGATTACCTATAGCTTGTATAAAAGCATCTTTAGTTGGCGAATACTCTAATATGTCTGATATTCTAAGCGATAACTGCTCAGCAACTTCTGATGTTAAAAACAAACCTGCTTGTAGTATATGTCTAGTTGCAGTGTTTGAATTAGCTGCAGCAAGTTTTTGAACACCTACTAAAGCATTTTTATCAGGTGTTGCAGCATCTCTTGCTTCATTTAACCCAGTAGTATCTCTTATCATTTGCATGTAGTAGTTGTACGTGCCAATTAAGCTTTGCATTTTAGCACCACCACTACCACTTGATATTTCTTGAATAGGTACTTTACCTGGATTCATGTCACCTTCAGATGTAAACGATCTACCTATAACAGATCCTGTTTGAAAAAACATGTTTAATGCTTCTTGAGGACTGTAGTTTGTTCCATTACCTAAATCTATTTCAGCAAGTCCGTCAGCATCTAAATAAACTCCGTCTGGAACCATTCTAGATAACACCTGTTGAAGTTTTAAGTGTGTAAGCTGTATCATGTCAGCAAAGCCAGTTATACGCCTTACAAGTGATTCAATTTTACCTTGATACATTCTTGGTGCAACTAAGGAGTAACTCATCTTACATTTAGTATAATCACTTTTAGGACGCATCATGTTTTTAGACATTTCCCATTTAAGTAGTTTGTCAGTACCTAATATTATAGCGCCTTCATATATACACTCCATTGATTTTTGTAGCTTACCAAATCCACCTTCCATATTTTCTGGTGGATCAAACGTATCGTCTTTAGGTAATACTTTGTCAGCACCAGTACCAGTTTCTTTTAACTTATAAGTTTCATTCATATAAGTCTTATAATTAAAATATAATATTTGAACAGTGTTGTTGTCTGACTCCTTAACGTTTGTAAAATTATTATTATAATTTGACTGGTTGTACTTTTTGTTTTTTATAATTTCCTCTAAATCTTCTTGTGATAAAAATGGAAATTGTTTTACAAGCTCGTTTATAGGTATGTTTTTAACTTCACCTACATAGTATATATCTTCAAA